ATTACTCCTGGTTAATGATGCGGTCCACATCCCGATCGCAACCGCCCTGGCTATTGGTGCCAGGCGTGGATCGATGATGGAAATGAATGTGGCTTTTCGAGCCAGGCGTCGATCATCAGCTGCAGAACAACCATTCTTAGAACAACCAAGGTCATGAATTCTACATGCACGGTCTAACGCGTCTATTGGTTTGACCGTCCAATCCACTTTCGGATCGTTAGAAGCAAGTGGTTTACCGCCCGTCCAATTAGGACCGCAATAGTTACCATGTATCTTAACCAGGTTAATCCCCCTGATCATTGGGAGAGTAACTCGGATTGAGTAAGAGCGGCGAAAGTCGCTGCATCCGCAACGGCTCTATATCCCCAAACACGGAAGGTCATGGTCTTGGTTGTTGCATTACCTGCACCAATGATTTGAACAAAGAAGTCATTGGTTGCGATCAATGCAACATAGTCCATGCTGGTCATTGGTGTCTCTGGATGGTTTTGCTGGAAGCCGACACCGTTGTCAACATATCCAGCACTCTGGATGTCAAGCAATGAGCGAGCGATGACATTCGAATCAGAGAGAGAACCGACGGTTGTCCTGGATGTAGTTGAAAGTGATGCAGCAGTAGCGGTATTAACACCCGCTATTCCATCTGGAGCCTCTGCGTCGATGTCAACAGATGTGACCACGAATATCTCGCGATCTAAAACATTTAGTTGAAGGTCAATCTGGTTTTGTGCAAATGTGTTAGCAACGAGTTCATTTACTGATCCGCTGATTACAATTTGGCTGCTTGGCTTGGTGAGTCCTTTTACCATAACCCGGTCGAATCATCGTCGGTGTATAAAAGTTACTTAGTGCTTGACTTCTCCTGAAGTCTATCTTCTTATCAAAAATGGAGGGTGACTTCACTACTTTCACCGACCACCCCACCCACCTCCTATGCTACTACTCTACTACTTAGAATATCGGACCCTTTTTCATAGGATATCTATATGTATAACTTACGGATTCGGAGGTAATATGAGACAAAAACTCATCACTCTGGACCCTTATGCGTTCGAATTAGCCCAACGGAAGAAGAACTTTAGCAGTTGGGTGCGCAAACAATTGCATTTAGAGGGCAATGGAGAGTCGGTAGATCAGTTGATAGCACATATTGAAGAGTTAACCGAACAGAGCGATGCCTGGTATCAGAAATATGCAGCTCTAAGAAAGGAAGTTGGATATGATGGGGTGAAAGAATGAGAGGATTTACAATTATGCCTGATCCAAACTATCCAAAGACCGGATTCAAGCCATTCGAATGTCTTGATTGCCATAAGAATGTCAGAATCTGTGGGAAGATAATTCATCACGCACCATTAAGGTGGGTTACAAACGGAATTTGTCGAACGCCTGGTTGTCGAATGGAGAACATTAAGATCGCAACTCGAATCGAGTACATTAATCCTAAGACTCACAAGATTGAAGTTTATGTCGAAGGTGATGACGAATGATTATTTGGCAGAATGGAATGGTTTGTCCACGGTGCGAGGGTCTGGTTTACTATGACGGGCCCGGATGTTGGCCACCGAACGATTGGTGTGAGTTGGAAGAATGAAGTGTAAGTGGTGTGAAGGTAAAGTCACCACCTTGTTTCTACGAGATGGTGTGCACCAGGAGCGAAGGATCGCCAAGATTATTCATTGTCACAACTGTAAGAAGCGGATCTCGAGAACAGAGTTGATCTACAAGAGATCGGATTAACGCGTTATTCACTTCATCGCTTTTTTTGTCGCACGATGAGCCTGGCTCATTAATTGTGTGACCTTGGTGCGAGGATGTTTCTTGATCAACGACTTCAATTGTTTGCCGAATTCTTTTCCATACTTTGAAATCTTCTTTTTCTTCTTCGAGACTGGAGCTTCAGCGAGAGTTGCCCCTTCGCTTTCACGCTCTGAACTGATTAGTGATCTCAATGCTTCGTATTCTTCAAGGGTTAGTGTTACTGATGCCATTATTACTCCTGGTTAATGATGCGGTCCACATCCCGATCGCAACCGCCCTGGCTATTGGTGCCAGGCGTGGATCGATGATGGAAATGAATGTGGCTTTTCGAGCCAGGCGTCGATCATCAGCTGCAGAACAACCATTCTTAGAACAGCCAAGGTCATGAATCCTACATGCACGGTCTAACGCGTCTATTGGTTTGACCGTCCAATCCACCTTTGGATCGTTTGCAGCAAGCGGTTGACCACCCGTCCAATTAGGACCGCAATAGTTACCATGTATCTTGACCAGGGTATTCACCCCATTCAAGCAGAGAGTAATTCTGATTGTACAAGAGCTGCATATGTTGCAGCATCTGCCTTGGCTCGGTAGCCATACATTTTACCAGAAACATTCTTGAAAGCAAGATTACCAGTACCCTCGATCTGCACGTGGAAATCATTAGTGCTGATGATCGCTATGTATGGAAGATCGGTTGGAGGGGTTTCCATCGAGTTTCTAGAGAATGGTGCGCCACTTGCTGCAAAGGCCCGAATGTTGAGGTTGGCGGTTGCGATGACGTCAGAGGTTGACAAGTTGCCGATGGTAGTACGGGAAGTAGTCGATAGTGAACAAGCGATGGCTGTACTAACTCCAGCGACCGGATCAGGTGTTGCCGGATCTAAGTTTACAGCCTGGACAACAAACACTTCCTGATCCAATGGATTCAGTTGAAGGTCGATACGCCCTTGAGTAAATGTGTTCGGTCCGGTTTCATTAACTTGGAATCCGATTGTTATCAGCGAGCTAGACTTTTTGAGTGCCATATCGGTGTCGAAAGTAAACCGCCTATTAAATCTTGGCGTAATGTACAGATCATGAAGTCTATCTTCTTATCTAAATTGGAGTGTGACTTCACTACTTACACCAACCACCCCACCCACCTCCTATGCTACTACTCTACTACTTAGAATATCGGACCCCTTTCCATAGGACATCTATATGTATAACCTACGGATTCGGAGGTAATATGAGACAAAAACTCATCACTCTGGACCCTTATGCGTTCGAATTAGCCCAACGGAAGAAGAATTTTAGCAGTTGGGTGCGCAAACAGTTGCATTTAGAGGGCAATGGGGAGTCGGTAGATCAGTTGATAGCACATATTGAAGAGTTAACCGAACAGAGCGATGCCTGGTATCAGAAATATGCAGCTCTAAGAAAGGAAGTTGGAAATGATGGGGTGAAAGAATGACTTTTGAAAGATATGTCCAGCCGATCTATCCTGAAACCGGATTCATTCCTTTCAAATGTCTCGACTGTAAAACAAATGTTAAGCTCCAGGGGAAGAGGATTTTCACAATTCCATTAAGATGGGTAACTTTAGGATTTTGTAAGACTCCTGGTTGTCGTATGGAAGGAACCCAAATCTCTACTCGAATCGAATACATTAATCCAAAGACACGACTAATTGAAGTCTATGTCGAAGATCCGATCTTAGGTGATGATGATGGAGTGTAAGTGGTGTGAAGGTAAAGTCACCACGTTGTTTCTGCGTGATGGTGTGCACCAGGAGAGAAGGATCGCCAAGATTATTCATTGTCACAACTGTAAGAAGCGGATCTCGAGAACAGAGTTGATCTACAAACGGTCCGATTAATCACTTCATCGCTTTCTTTGTCGCACGGTGAGCCTGGCTCATCAATTGTGTGACTTTGGTGCGAGGATGTTTCTTGATCAACGACTTCAATTGTTTGCCAAATTCTTTTCCATACTTTGAAATCTTCTTTTTCTTCTTCGAGACTGGAGCTTCAGCGAGAGTTGTCCCTTCGCTTTCACGCTCTGAACTGATTAGTGATCTCAATGCTTCGTATTCTTCAAGGGTTAGTGTTACAGATGCCATTTTAATTACTCCTGGTTAATGATGC